GATTTTTGCCCCGCATGGGCGTACAAGGACTGTATTCAGAGTACTATCAATTTGCTGGCATAGTGGCCAATAGCCGAGTGTTCAAACGTGATCGACAACAGTACATTCACTTTATCACCTTAGGAGTAGGCGAGGGAGAATATGTAGATGTAATTGTGGATCGTCCAGTTAAGTACTCTAATGGTTCAGTTATTGTCGGACAAGGCAAGAGATACAGTCGTGACGGCTCTCAGTTTTTACAAGTTGATCGTGCCAATGTACAAGCCTTGTCCATTGACGACTATCTCAAGCTGCCTTAATCTTTCCCAACAACTGCTTCAACTTGGTTGACTGCACATCGGCTGTTATTTTGCCAGGTTCGTCAGGCTCAGTGGCAGTGGCTTCGCCTGGAACAATCTGGCTTTTGGCCTTGATTGATTCGTAGATTGAAGGTGCTCGCTTCTTGAACTCTTGATACTGTTCGTCTTCGGCCAGGTCAGTAATGCGCATGGTTTCAATGTTGTACTCCAAGTCAATTTTTTGCCCCACGCCCGTGGACGAGCGCGACTTCATACACTGTATTTGATACTTGCCACGTTCCTTCATGGCTCGCGATGTAAAGATACCAAACACATTGTCTGCTGTGTTGATCTTTGAGATACCACCCGATATGTGAGAGTGATCAAACTCAATTTCCTCCACAGCCGATCGGTTCAACTGCGATGCAGTGACCATCAAGATACTCAGCTCTTTGGCCAAGTTTCTCAATTCTTCTGAAACATACTTGTCTTTGACAAACAAGTCGTTGGGGCTGACCTTGGCGCTGACTGGCATCAGCAAGTCCAAGTAGTCTACCATGATAAAGTCCACTCTGTGCCCGGTCTTGATTTGATACTCTTTCAAGAACGCACGAATGTCATTGATGTTACTCTGTGCCGGCAAGGCCTTGACCTGATAGCTGCCGGCTTTTTTGCCCACCATTCTCACTTTGAGAGCCGCTGTTTCTTTGTCGCGGCGAATCTCTTTGGTGCTCATGTTGGTCAACATGGCTGCCGTACGCAGGCCAGTGAGTTCTTCACTCAGTTCCAATGTAATATAAACACCATGTAGGCCCTGCTGTACCCAGTTTAGTGCAATGTTCATCATCACAAGGCTCTTGCCTGATCCTGAACCTCCGGCAAAGATGTTGAGTTCACCTCGTGAGAATCCGCCGTACAGCAGTCGATCCAGTTGCCCCCAACCTGTGCTGACCTGTCCACCAGCATCAAAGTACTTGGAAAACATGCCTTCGGGGTCAGCCCAAAAGTCTGTGCCAAGATCTTTGGTCAGCGATATCTGTACAGCATCTTTGATCAGCTTCTCTACTGGTTCAAACTCACCCTTTTCTAACAGGTCTGCTGACTTCAAAATTGCTCGTTCCAGCTCTTGACGTTTGGTAAATGCTTCAAACTCTGTCATGAACCACTCAAAGTGTCCTTCATTGAGATCGGGCACCGATTCCAACTTCACACCAGTGGCTGCTGCTATTTGCTGCCGGTCTGGCAACGTTTTGAACTTGTCTGAATGTTCGCGAATAAACTCTGCTGCTGCTCGCAGAGTACGATCAAAGTTCTGTGAGTTATAGATATTTTGAACACGCACATAACTTTGTGCGTCTTCCAGCATCATTTCCAAAAACAGCTTTTGAACATCAACGTTGTAGTCTTTTAACAAGTTGCTTCTTCCTTACTTCAATTTTGATTCGGCTAGTTTCTCTAGATTCAAATATAGTTAGCAGCGTGGCCAGCTTTCCATATTTTACCACAGCGTCATTGACATCTTTACAATTATCCCAGTTTGGAACACTCACAGCCCACCCCAGTTCCAGCGCACGATCAATCAACTCAAGTCCAGCCTGGTCTTGATCAGGCACAACCGTGATTTGTCGACCCAAATTACGAATTAGTCGAGCTTGTGTGTCGCCGATTGTGTTGTGCATCACAGCCACACCACCTATGCTTAGAGCATCAAAAATACCTTCTACCACTATCACATGCTGCCAATCTGAGCCTTGCTGGTCAATACCAAACACATAACCAGGTTGACTGTTACTGATATATTTGGGAGTTTTGTTATCTAAAAATCTTGTGGTGTATCCTACCATGACATTATCAAAACTAAATGGTATCAACACAAATGGTCTAGTCCAATGTACGCCATCGTTGCGTATAGCTGTCATAGCTGGAAAATCACTGGGCACACACCGGTCTCTAAGATACTGCCAATACAACGGCAACTCTGGTGTTATCAATTCACAGCCTGGAGGGAAATCATCAAATTCTTCAAATTGAATACTACCTACAGCATTGGCTGTTTTGATTCGGTCATCTAATATTCCATGAATGCTGCGATGTCGCAGACTTTCCAAATTCAGTTGTTCAATTTCAGACTCAGAAACACCAATGGTCTTAAGCAATGATCTAGCACGGTATGGTACAGATCTGCCCAATACAAAGCTGGCCTTGGTACCGCAGTTGAAACAATGATAGGTCCAATTTTGATCATTGAATTTGATACCGCCGCGCCCTCTGCGATCATTACAACAGGGCGCATTGAAACTGATCCATCCCGACGGAGTCTGTTTGCGTTTGGCAGGCAGATAACCAAGGATGTCTAGCATCCTGTCATTATAGCAGAATCTATGGTTGAAATCAACTTGTCTGCGATCATTCTGTGTCCTTGTTCATTGGGATGACCACCAGGCATGATCAATTGCCTACGTTGGTTAGCAGGATGATCTCTGAACCATAGCGTGGTAGCAAAATTGGGCCATATCATGGTCGGAAGATCCAGTGTTTGATCAGCAGGCATGATGTGAAATTGCATCATTGGTATGCGATGTCTGGCAGCTTGACCATCAAAAAACATAGCAGTTTGAATATAATTCAATCTACATAGTTCGGCACAATTGGTCAGCACCAAATGACGTTTGCTGAGATCTCTAAAGGGTTCTGGCACCACTGAACTACCATACTCAACCCAGGTGCTGTGGACAAACTTATTCCAAGGAGGATCATTGGCAAAGCTTCGATGATTGGGATTGTAAAAACTCAATCTATCACTGTCAGTGTGCGCAACCAGCACCAAACAGTCTTGTGGATTTGGTTCGTGTTGAAACCACCATAGATAAGTCCATACTGAACTTTGTAAGCTGCCGCCAGCTATGCCAAAGTTTTCTGTGGGTACACCATAATGCTGGCCCAGCAGACCCAAAAAGCAATTGGTCTGTCGATATGGATCATTCTGAGTCCAGCAACTGTGAGCATCAGGCCACCGTTTGGGCAACTCTGGATCCAGCAATTCGTCGCCATACATCCACGAGTCACCAAATCCTACAATTTTTTTAAATGTCATCTATAAACGATATCAGTAATAAATCCGGTATTGATTTGAACTGTGGCCGCAAGATTACCCGAAGGGGGTATCACGTAGCCACTGCCACCGTTTATTACATTTATCTCAGCAACACTGCCACCTGGTCCTAATATTGCCACTGCTTCTGCACCAGCACCTGTGCCGCCAATGGACACCTTGGGTGCTGCCAAATATCCGCTGCCCGCATATGTTACTTCAATGCTGTCCACAGTGCCGTTGAGCACAATGGCATTGGCTGTGGCTGCTGTGGCAGCATAATTTCCGTTGTACTGATCCACGGCCAATCTGATCAAAGGATGATAACCTTCCACATTGATGTACACTGTGTTGGACTGATCATAGTAACTGAATACATTGCCTACATTGTACCACGGAGCTTCGTAATCTTCTGCTGCTTCGGCTTTGATATTGCCAGTGAAATGATCCATTTCAAGCTGAAATGTGGTCAGGCTGGCACCATTGGTTGGTACATGGCTGCTGTAACGCTGAACATTGACGTTGATGTTGCCAGCATTGGGTGGTAAAGCCCAGTCTGGTGCTTGGCTGGGTTGTACATTTTGCGGATAGTTCACAGGACCGTAAATGTTTGGAATGGTCAAAGTTTGGCTTTGTTCAAACGCAGGAAACACAGAATCCACAATGTCAACATCAGCACGGCTCTGAGCCTGCGCATTCACAAACACAGGTTCATACAAATTGCCACTGAATCTTTCAATGCTGTAGCTGGCTGGCTGTGTGGGCAGCTCAGTGCTGTCAGCAGCCAAAATTGTAACCTTGGCTCGACCAGTGGCGGCACTCAATGTAACCAGTTCTGTTTCATACAGCAGTTCGTCGCCGGCCAAGTCAATGAGTCTAAAGAAAAAAGTGCTGCCAGTAATGTTCACAGGCTTTTGATCTTGATTCACAAACTCAAACAATATTACGTTGTCTACACCTTTGTTGATGGTTAATTTTTTAGCGTACACAGGATCCCACCTCCGTTGAAACACAGCGCCTGCCCCAGAGGTATCGATCAAAAGTACACGCTGAATTTGCTGATATAAATATGCTGGGGTTGCGTACATGAAAAACTCCAACAAATATTTATGGG